GGTAAAACTAGTCAGTCTTTATTCTGCTGTTTTCCTTCGATCTATTATATACTTCCGGGTTCAATGATTTGGTATCCGTAAGTGAGGAGTGCGCCTGTGAATATCTCTTTTATCTTCGTGTCGAGGATGTGCTGTGGTATGGGCTCATTCTTGTGCTTGAAGTAAAATCTGCGAGCTGCCTTTTCGGCTATCGCGTAGTAATATTTCAGTGTGGTGCTAGGTTTCTGCTTGTGCGGGAGTTCCGGTATTCTTGAGTTCTTGATACTAAAGTAGTCGTACCATGAATTGTTGCAAACGAGTTTGCCATATCGTATCGGTTGTGATGATTGTGGCGTGAATATGTTCGTCGGCTTGATGATAACGGTGTGTCCGTGCAGATGTCCTCCTGAGTACGTGGAAAGTGTGTAGTTCCAGAGTGCTTCAATTTCCCAGTCCTTGTTTTCGGCCAAGCGGTAAAGTGAATATACTCGAGCGATGTGGTCATCGTTGGTAAGAACGTAATTCTTTGTCAGATATACATTCTCCCAAATAACTTTCGCGTCAAATCGTATGTTCCAGGGGAAACCAATGTAGCCTAAGAGCTTGAAAGAGTCGTCTGTGGTAGATGCTTCCTTGATAACTTGCTTATCGGGGTTGAGCTTCATTCCGTAGTGCGCGGCTTCTTCAGCTAAGTGGTCGAGAGAGATTAGTTCGTGAAGTCCTGTACTGGCGTCGTCGCCTGTAGTCTTCATATCGGTAGAGAGCGGTTGTCCAAGTCGAAGTAAACAAGCATTAATGATAATTCTTGTTATAATCGAGTTGACTAGGAGTGTGAATCCTGAGCCAGATGGCACTGCGCTGCTCTTCTTGTAAACGTCTCCGTTCCAGAGGGCTATTGGTGTGTTGATAAAATAATATTTCAATGATTGAAATTGTTTCCAGTTGCGGTCTTCATGATATCGGGAATAGGGGTATCCTCCGAAGTCAATGTTGTGAGCGATAATTGAGAAGGCCATGTCAATGAGTTGTCGTGAACAACTGATGTCGAATTTTGAAACGTCGGTCTTTAGGGCATAAGGGTACTTGCTCAAGATGTGATTATAGTAGTAATCTTTTGTCATCTGGGCGGGGCTTTCGCCTGAAAGGATCGGTCTCTGTTCGAGTGGTAAAGCATGATATGCTTCGTATAATGGCTGCGTGTAACGCATCTCGTTTATCTTAACTGCTGCTGGGTATTCAAAGATGAAACGTAGTTTTCGGGTCTTCAGTACTTTGTCGAACTTAGCGGGTTTGGCTGATAGGTAACATGGTGGGTAAATCATGTCTTGTGGCC